CCGAGCCATGACTCTCGGCGGAAAAGGAAAAGGTTTTCTGAACTGCCCTTTTATCCTGGTACAGGAAGAATCGAAAGTTATCCTTCGGCAAGAATTATACCTGTTACGCTTGACCCCGCATGCCGCGGCGTACAGTGGCGCCATAAGTGTGCGATGAGACTATCCCTATGCTTCAGGTAAAAGAACTTTCCTTCGAAGAACTCCGAGATGCGGACGGACTTTTAGAGACCGTGGAGGAGTACGGCGCAACGCATGCCGACAAAGAGGTCGGCATTCCGCAGCCTGACTTTGCGGCATATGAACGCCTGGCCTCCTCGGGCGTCCTGCGCTTTATCGGCGCATTCGAGGATGAATCCGTTGTAGGGTTCGCGGTTCTCATCGTCTCGCCCTCCCGCCACTACGAGGAGCCCGCCGTCTCGACGGACTGCATCTACCTCAGAAAGAGCGCCCGCCGGTCGGGGCTCGGCCTGATGCTGCTCTCGAAGATGGCGGAAGTCACAGCGCGCGAAGGCGCCAAGGGCTACGCCATGGTTGCTCAGCCGGGTTCCACCCTTGATCGTCTTTGCCGCGCCCAACGGTTAAAGCCGATACGGCATTTGTACTGGAGGCCCGCGAGCTATGCCGACTGATGCGATTCTTCCGAGATCCGATGACCCGAAACTGATGGCGCTCCTATCCTCGATCGAGAAGGAGCTTGAAGCCATAGGAGACGAGGAGATCCCCGTCGAACAGGGGATCCACGCGGGGTGTTATATCCGCACGTCGTTCCTTCGCAAGGGCATGACGGGCGTAGGCGCCCTGATTCAGATCCCCACGGTGCTTATCGTCACGGGCCACGTGGTTATCAACTCGGGGAACCGCATGCTCGAAATCAAAGGGCACCGGGTGCTTAAGGGCGAAGCGCACAGAAAACAGGTAGTTACCGCGCTGGAGGACAGCTATCTCACCATGGTCTTTGCGACGAAGGCAGAGCGCGTGGATGAAGCGGAAGAAGAATTTACGGCCGAGGCCGAACGATTACAGAGTAGGAGAGTGAAACGATGAGCGGATGGATTGTTGGCGGAATGGCGGCGATGGCAGTGGCAACGGCCGGCGCCTCTATGTACTCGGCAAACAAACAGGCCAAGGCAACAAAGGCCGCGGCGAATCAGCAGGCGGCGGCCTCGGCTAAGGCCTTGGAACAGCAGAAGACTGCGTACAACAAGGAAAACCAGAAGTCGGCTGACGTTAGCAGCATCCTCGAAGAAAACACGGCAAGCGATATGGGCACCACCATGCTTACCGGCGCGAACGGCGCGAACGCCGCATCGAGCGGCTCTCTCGGCAAAGGGTACACGCTCCTCGGAGGCTAGCCATGGCTGAAACCTCGCAGAAGAAACAGGCGGAGGCGCGCTGGCGCACTCTCGTCTCTGAGCGGTCGAGCTGGATGGATCATTGGCGCGATATCAGCGAAGTGCTCCTTCCACGCACGGGCCGCTTCATGCCGACCGAGAACAACAAGGGCGACCGCAAGAAGTACCGCGAGATCCTCGACAACACGGGAACCCGCGCACTGCGTACTCTTTCGGGCGGCATGATGAGCGGCATGACAAGCCCCGCGAGACCGTGGTTCCGCCTCACAACGTTTAACCCGGAGCTCGACGAGAGCTACGAGGTGAAGACGTGGATGAGCAAGGTCACCTCGCTCATGCAGATGGTGTTTTACAAGTCGAACGTCTATCGCGCCTTGCAGATGGCCTATGAAGAACTTGGCGCCTATGGGACGTCGGCGACGATCCTTCTGGACGACTACGAGAATGTCATCCACTGCATGCCGCTTACCATCGGCGAGTTCGCGATCTCGGCGGACAGCCGCGGAAGAGTGGATACGCTCTACCGCGAGTTCCGCATGACGGTCGCCATGCTGGTGCGTGAGTTCGGCTATGCGCGGTGCTCGGAGTCCGTGCAGCGCCTTTGGGATGAAAACAAGTTCGATGAATGGGTTACCGTCATCAACGCCATAGAGCCGAGGAAGGACTATGACCCCAAGAAGAAGAACGCCAAGAACATGCCTTGGAAGAGCCTCTACTTTGAGGAAGGCTCGAAGGAGGACCTCCTTCTTCGCGAGACAGGGTTCCGTGAGTTTCCCGCACTTGTCGCCCGGTGGGCGGTCACAGGCGGCGATATCTACGGCAACTCCCCCGGCATGGAAGCCCTTGGCGATCTGAAGCAGCTTCAGGCCGAGCAGCTCTGCAAGTCTCAGGCGATCGCGCTTCAGGTGAACCCGCCGCTCCTCATGCCCTTTGAGCTGAAGAATGCGGGGTCGCAGGTGGTCCCCGGCGGGATCATCCCGTACTCGAACACCCAGCAGGCCACGGGCATCCGCTCGGCCTTTGACGTGAACCTTCGGCTCGACTACCTTCTGAGCGATATTGCGGATATCCGCAACCGTGTGAAGGAAGCGTTCTACACCGATATTTTCATGATGATGGTGGGAGCGTCGGATAAGACAATGACGGCTACCGAGGTCGCGGAGCGCCACGAGGAAAAGATGCTCCTCATGGGTCCCGTCCTCGAACGGCTGAACGCGGAGATGCTCGATCCTCTCATCAGTCGAACTTTTGCCCGCATGGTTGAGGCGAACATGCTTCCGCCTATCCCTGAGGAACTTCAGGGCATGAGCCTTAACGTGGAGTTCATCTCGATTCTTGCTCAAAGTCAGAAGGCCATCAGTACAAACGCCATCGACCGTTTCTGCACGAACCTCGGCGTCATCGCGGGCTCCAAGCCCGAGGTGCTCGACAACTTCGATGCGGACTTCTGGGCGCAGTATTACTCGGACGCCTTGGGCATCGACCCGCGCTTCATCGTGGCGGGCGATCAGGTTGCGCTCATCCGTCAACAGCGGGAACAGGCGGCTCAACAGCAGGCACAGATGGAACAGCTCCAGCAGATGGCGGGCGTGGCGAAGAACGTAGGCGTGAATGCGGGGGATATGCAAAGCCAGAGCCCTGATCAGATCGCTCAGGCGTTCTCGGGATACTAGTGTTATCGCTTGATAAAAAAGGCGGGAAAGATAATTCGGCCATGGATTACGGAAACGGATTATTAGGAAACGATGAGGCCCGCGAGGAGCTCCGTAAGCAGGAGCAGATCCGCCGCCTCCAGTATACCGAGGACTTTCGGGAACTTCTCGGAAGCCGCCTCGGCCGCCGCTTCGTCTATTCCATCCTTTCAAGGACGGGCGTTTTCTGGTCAACATACAACCCGAAGGCGCAGGACGTCGCGATAGATATGGCCATCAGCGAAGGCCGCAAACAGATCGGCTATGAGCTCATGAACGAGATCACAGCGATCTGCCCAGCTAACTACCATCTCATGGTTCAGGAACACGAAGAAGATGAGCGAAACAGAAAACCAAACACCTGAGACTGAAGCCGCCGCTCCCGCGGAAGCCGCGGCACCCGCTCAGGCAGAAGCCGCAAACCCCTACGGATCGCCCGTAGGAGACGCGCCTACCGCGCTTGGCGAAGCACCCGCCGCGGAAGCGGAAGCTGCTCCCGCCGCAGCACCCGCCGACCCGGCGCCTGAAAAGTACGAACCGTTCTCTCTCGGCGAAGGCATGGGCACTTTGCCGGAAGAGGATATGGAAGCCTTTAGCTCGGTTGCTAAGGACCTCGGGCTTTCTCAGGAAAAGGCGCAGAAGGTCGTCGATTCGATGACCCCCGTGATGATGAAGAACTTAAGCTCCCGCCTTCAGGCTCAGACGGCCTCGTGGCGCGAGGAAGCGCAGGCTGACAAAGAGTACGGCGGCGCACAGTTCAAGGCCAACATGGCCATCGCGGCCGCGGCCTATCAGAAAACCACAACGCCCGCTTTGAGAGCGCTTTTCCACTCGGCGGGCTTGGAAGATAACCCGGAAGTGATCCGACACTTCTGGAAGCTGGGTCAGGAACTCCAGCAGGACAAAGGAGTCGGCGGCGATTCGCCGAGCCCCCAAACTCGGAATTTGTATCCGAACACGCCTCAGATGAGGTATTAAGGAGAAACGTATGGCTCAGAATATCAGCCGAAACCCGAGCCTTGCGGACTTCACGTCCCGCATGGACTCGAAGAAAAACATCGACCCGGAAATCGTCGAACTCCTGAGTGAAACCAACGAGATGCTCGCTGACTTCACGATTCAGGAAGCTAACGGCGTAACCGAACACACAACGACCGTCCGCTCCGGCCTGCCCGCCGCTACGTGGCGCAAGCTCAACTACGGTGTCCAGCCCAGCAAGTCTCAGACCAAACAGATCAAAGACTCCATGGGCATGCTCGAAGCTTGGTCCGAAGTGGATCAGAAGCTTGCAGAGCTCAACAATTGGTCCGCCGCATGGCGCCTTTCCGAAGACGCCGCCTTCCTCGAAGCTATGTCTCAGGAAATGCAGCGCGCCTTGATCTACGGCGACAACACCAAGGATCCGGAAAAGATCATGGGCTTGGCCCCGCGTTTCTCCACGGGCATCAAGTCCAAGGCCGAAAACGCTATTAACGTGATCGACGCCGGCGGTACAGGCACCGACCTTACTTCCATCTGGCTCGTTTGCTGGTCCCCGCGCACCGTGTTCTGCACGTTCCCGAAGGGTTCCGCAGCGGGTCTGAAATCCGTCGATAAGGGCTTGGTTACCAAGACTTTCGAAGACGGCTCTCTCCTTGATGTCCTTCGCACAAAGTACTCTTGGGACCTCGGCCTTGTCGTCCGCGACTGGCGCTACGTCGTCCGCATCGCCAACGTGTCCGCTGCCATGCTGAACGCCGACCCGACCGTTGACGGCACATGCGACCTCGATGATGTTCTTTCCGAAGCCATCGACCGCCTGCCGAATCTGAACGCGGGCCGCCTTGCCTTCTACATGAACCGTCGTGTGAAGTCCTGCCTCCGTAAGCAGTTCAAGAACGCTAAGAACGTTCGCTACGGTCTTGCCGAAGTTGCGGGCAAAGACGTGGACCGCTACGACGGCATTCCCATCCGCATCGTGGACGCCCTTGCATTCGGCGAATCCAAGGTCGCTTTCAAGTAAGGAGATGAATCATGATCATTGACGCACTTCTTGAGTTCTCTAAAAGCCAGGCTCTCACAGCCGCCGCGGCCTCGACAAACGTCGTGGACCTTGGACAGGCCGCCCCGACTCCCGGCATGGTGGGCGTACTTGACCTGGTGGTCACCGTCGCATCCGCCGTGAAGGGCACCCTGCAGGTCAAGCTTCAGGACTGCGACACCGAAAGCGGAACCTTCGCTGACGTCCTTTCCGGCGCTACTCTTACCGCGCCGGAAGAAGGCACGCAGATCGTGCTCCGTGTTCCCCAGAACACCAAGCGCTACCTTCGCGCATACTTCGGCGGCGCTCCGACCGCGGGGACCGTGAATGCCGCTTTGGTCTGGGGCTCTGACAACAACGTTCCTCCGGCTCAGGCCGAATCCATCCAGTCCCTCTACTAAGCGGAACCTTGGGTTGAACTAGTTGCATATCGGGCGGCTTCGGTCGCCCGTATTTTTTGGAGTTTGAGCTATGGCCAACGAAGTTTCTATCTGCAATCTCGCGCTCTCCCGCATCGGCGAGGACGGCACGATTACCTCTTTAGATCCTCCCGAAGGAAGCGAACAGGCCTCTGCCTGCGCGATCTATTACCCCGTTTCTTTGGGCGTTCTTCTTGAAAGCCATGACTGGCGCTTTGCCACCCGCCGCGTATCTCAGCCGACGGTTTCCGATGCTGAGCTCTACGGGTGGAAGAGCGCGGTCTCGCTTCCCGCGAACTGCCTGCGCGTGGTGGACGTGCGGGAGGTCGAGGATGAACGGCATATCTACCGCATCCCGAGCGCGCGCTTCGTCACCGAGATGCAGGGCGACTCGCTTATCGTCTACTCGGACTGCGTGAATCCGATTGTTCGATACGTGATGAGCAACCCGTCCGTCGGCATTTTCCCGCCGCTTTTCGTAGATGCGTTGGCCTGGCACTTGGCTGCCTCTCTCGCGGGACGCGTCATTAAGAGCACACAGGGCGCGGCTCTCGTACAGCACTTGGTGCAGAACTACCAAGCGGCGCTCCACGAAGCGGCGAAGCAGGACGCCAAGGGTACGGAGCTCCCCATCCATTTCGTTCCTGACTGGATCAAGGTGCGCTGATGAAGACCGTTCAATTCTCCTTCGGCGGGGGCGAGATGTCCCCCGCAATGTTCGGGCGCGCTGACGACCAGAAGTACCAGCAGGGCTTGGCGCTTTGCAAGAACTTCATTCCGCTTCCTCAGGGTGCGGTCCGCAACCGCCCGGGCTTTGCCTACGTTCGGGCGGCGAAGTACACCGACAAGACCGTGCGGCTTATCCCGTTCAAATACTCCTCCTCGGATACCATGGTGCTTGAATTGGGCGACAAGTACATGAGGTTCCACTCGCAGGGCGAGACGCTCATGAACTACAACGGGACGGTCTACGAGATCTCGACGCCCTATGCTGCGGAAGACCTTGCGGGCATCAAGTACACGCAGTCGGCGGACGTCCTGACGCTCGTGCACAAGGACTATCCCCCGAAAGAACTTAAGCGCTACTCCGTTCTCGACTGGCGCTTGGAAACCATTTCGTTTGATATCGGACTGAAGGCCCCTACGATTACGGGCGTTACTTATAACGCCAACGGGAATACTTCGTCCATCCGGTTCAATATCCGCTACAAGGTTACGTCCTTAAAGGACACGGACGAAGGCGTTGTGGAAAGCGAGGGAAGCTCGGCCTTTACGATCGCCTCCAACCTTTATTACGACGAATCGACGAACGTTATCACCTGGTCGGCGGTATCGGGCGCGGCGCGCTACCGTGTCTACAAGTCGATGTCGGGGCTCTACGGCTATATCGGTGAAACGTCCGACCTTTCGTTCACGGATGACAATATCGCCGCAGACGAGAGCATTACGCCCCCGCGGTACGACACCATTTTCAAGTCCTCGGGCTCGATCCAGTCCGCGACGATTACCGCCGTGGGCTCGGGCTACACGGGGCCGAACGGCGAAGTCACGGGGGTCACGCTGAAGTCCAAGGAGACGTGGGCCATCTACACCGATATCACGGAGAAGGACGGGGCAACATCCACCGAGTGGCCAAGTGAAGCGACCTTTTACGCTAACAGCGGGCACTCCATTAAGATGCACGTTATTAGTTTGGGGTGCGAAGTAACGCAGGATATCGTTGGGCTTTTCAAGGCCGAGATTACCGTGGTGGATGCGGAGGGTACCGGAAGCGGGTGCGTGCTCGAACCCGTCTATGCGACCTACCTTGATTTCTTCGCTATGGACGGCATCAAGTGGTATGACGGCTTCGGCGAGGGCAAGGCGGGGTTCTGCCCTGTAACGGGCGTCACGATCAAGTCTGCGGGAAGCGGCTATACGCGCCCCGTGGTTACCGTCACGATTACGCAGTATCCGACCTTTAGCTGGAGTACGTATAACAAC